TACGGACCTAGCTATTGCAGACGGCGGCACCGGCGCTTCTGACGCTGGCGATGCTCGTAGCAATCTCGGCCTTATCATCGGTAGCGATGTGCAGGCGTTTGACGCCGACACCGCGAAGACCGACTTAGCGCAGACCTTCACCGCCAGCCAGCGCGGCACGATCACCACCGACAACGATCTCAGCTTCGACCTCTCGGTCACGAACAACTTCGCTTGCACGCCCAGCGGCACCGGCACGCTGACGTTCACGAACCACACGGCTGGGCAGTCGGGCAACATTCTGCTCGACAACAGCGGCGGTCATGCGATCTCTCTGGCGGCGACTACGAAGGGTGATGCCAATCTGGCGACGACGATCAGCACGGCTGGCGTCTATTGGCTGAGTTATTACGACAACGGCACGAATGCCTACGTCGTCACCAGTGCGGCGCTCGTCTGATGTCGATCATTCAGGGAAACAGCAAGACCTCTGCGGCTGGTGGCTACACCATCGACCAGTCGATCAGGTTTAATGACAACGACTCGGCGTATCTGTCTCGCACACCGGGCAGTGCTGGCGACCGTAAGACGTGGACTTTTTCTTCGTGGGTTAAACGGGCAAATCTTTTTAACGGATCAGTTCCACAGATTATTTTTAGTGCTGCAAACGGAAGCACTTTGGACTTCATTATGCAGTTTGGGCAGACAGACGACACGCTGAGAATAAGCGATTATTCCAGCGGCTCTGCTTCAAACCTTATCACAACTCAATTGTTTCGTGACCCTTCCGCTTGGTATCACTTTGTTCTTCAGTACGACACCACACAAGCGACTTCCTCTAATCGTATGAAGTTGTACGTCAACGGCACACAAGTAACAGCTTTCGGCACAGCAAGTTATCCGTCGCTGAACTACAACAGCGCTGTAAACAACAACATAGCCCACAACATTTCACGGGGTGCTTACAGCGCAAACGGGTATTTTGATGGATATCAGGCGGAGATAAACTTTATTGACGGTCAAGCACTAGACCCAACCAGCTTTGGTAAATACAACGCTGATGGCGTGTGGGTGCCGATTAAATATACGGGTAGCTACGGAACCAATGGCTTCTACATCACAGGTGCAACAGCCAGTGACTTGGGTGAAGACTTCTCAGGAAACAACAATGATTTCACCAGCAGTGGACTAGCCACCACAGACCAGATGCTGGATACGCCGACTGATAACTTCGGCACGTTTAATTACGTGACAGGACAGGCACAAACGCTTTCAGATGGTAATCTCAAGTCTACAATTTCCGCGTCACAGGGCGTTTCTTTAGGTACGGTTGCCGTAACTAGCGGTAAATGGTACTGGGAAGTGACAAATGGAAATAACAATATTGGCGGTTCGCGCAAAGCACTTGGTATTGTTGACGTAGACAATTTTATCATCACAAGCGGAGAGTATTTTGTCGATGATGCGTATGGATGGGGTTACGTCGAAAACGGAAACAAAGAAAATAATAATAGCCAGTCTGCTTATGGCAATGTTTTTGATACCGCCGGTAAGATTGTTGGCGTAGCTCTTGACCTAGACAACGGCGCAATTTGGTTCAGCAACGATGGAACGTGGCAGAACAGTGCGACAGTTGGTGAAATTGAGGCTGGCACAACTACTAATGCCGCATTCACTAGCCTTTCAGGCACGTTTGTTCCTGCGTATTCTGACTTTAGCGGAAACGCAACGGCGAACTTCGGGCAGTCTGCTTTCACATACACACCGCCTACCGGCTTCAAGGCCCTGTCCACCGCGAACCTGACCGACACCACTATAACGACCAGCGGGTCGTTCACCGGCAATGCTGCGGCAGATGGCCCGTTCATCTATCTAAACGGTGTTCCTACCGCGATGACGATCAACGGCAACAGCGTCACGTTCGCCACCCATGCAGACAAGCTGGCAAATGGTTTCAAAGTTAGATCGTCTTCTGCGTCATATAACACGGTCGGCTCAAACACATATTCAATCTCAACCACAGCGCAGGCATTCAAGAACGCCAACGCGCAAGAGAACCCATGAGGTAAACATGGCTACGATTTACAAATGCTGTCACGGGCGCACTATCCGACCCGGTAAAGCGTGGGTTGACGAACACGGCGTCACGCACCCGGCAAGCTGGCACACCTACAGCGCCGCGCAGAAAACCGCGCTCGGCATCACCGAGATCGTCGAGCAGCCCGCACCCGACAGCCGCCTGTACACTTGGTCATACAACGCAGACGGCACGGTCAACGCCACGCCTAAGGCGCTCGATGACGTGCATGAGGTCAACGATGACGGCTCGCCCATGCTCGACGCTGGCGGCAAGCAGATCGTTACGCTTGGCGTAAAATCCACGCTGATCGCCGAGGTCAAAGCGCAGCAGGGCATGCTGCTCGCACAGACCGATTGGGCTGTGATCCGACATGCCGATACTGGCATAGCCGTGCCCGCCGCGATCCAGCTTTGGCGCAACGACATTCGGCTTGCCGCCGCGCAGATGGAAGATGCCATCTCGCAGGCTGCGACGACGGACGCCATTGCCGCTCTGTTTATGACCTATACCATCAACCCTGACGGCACGACGACCAAGACCGGCGTGCTGTACGACTGGCCTGTGTTAGGCTGATGCGAGCGCCGCTGGCACTTCTGCTTCTGCTGGCTCTATCCAGCCCCGCTTCAGCACTGGAATGTTTCGATAGAGAGCAGTTGGAAAATTTTCTGGCCAATGATCTCGACGCAGAAACCATCGGAATGGGTGTAGATCAGCACGGCAATCTGCTGCGCATGCACGTCACGCCGTCCAAGAACTTTGCAATTACCATAACGTCAGCCCAGGATACTTCTGTGATGTGTTTTCTCCTAGAAGGTACAGGATGGGTGGAAAAGCCAAAACTTGACAAAGAAGTCTAAGAGTGATAGAATAGGTTAAAAGGAAAAAGGCAATGACTGTCGAATCTGCCAGCTACATCAGCCAGCTTAACTCGTCGCAGCCGACTGCTAGCGATAATATCTCAGAAGGCGACGACCATCTTCGCCTGATTAAGTCGGTTCTGAAGACGCAGTTTCCCAATCTCGGTACTACTGCTGTAAACCCTACGTCAGCGCAGTTCAATAAGCTAGGCTTTGAGCCGGGTTCTGTGATCATGTGGGCGTCTAACACCGCTCCGAACACGCAGACCATCAGCGGCATTAACGACTGGCTGCTTTGCGACGGCACCGACTACAGCACCGTCACCTACGCCACGCTCTATAACGTTATCGGTAACGTCTTTGGCACTTCTGGCTCCAACTTCAAGGTTCCGGACTTTCGCACATACTTCCCCGTAGGCGTGGGCGGCAGCTTCGTTCTCGGAACTTCCGGAACCGCCAGCGCAGCTACCGGAACCGGTACGCTTAAGTATATTCCGATCAACTTCATCATCAAGACCTGACCATGATCGAATATCGCGGTGAAAAATTCTCAGGCTATAACAAGCCTAAGCGCACTCCCGGCAAGAGCAAGAAGTTTGCAGTATTGGCCAAAGAGGGCGATAGCGTTCGCTTGGTACGCTTTGGCGATCCGAACATGACGATTAAGAAGGACATTCCGGAGCGTCGTAAGAGCTTTCGCGCCAGACATAAGTGCGACAGCAATCCCCCCAGCAAACTGTCTGCTAGATATTGGAGTTGCAAAAAGTGGTAAAAGAATACGGCGGTAAGGAAACCTACGCTAGCAAGGCCGCTATGCGTAAGCACGAAAAGTCTGAAACCAAATCAGAAGAGCGAAAGGAAAAGAAAATGAAGGGTAAGAAGAGCGGTCTCGGTAATCGCGCGGTTCCGTCCAAGGGCGGCAACACCACGATTGCGAAGATTAAGAGCGGCGGCAAGGGTAATCGCTTTCCGAAATGAACCTTCGCGAACGCGCCGCACAGGCCAAGATAATTCTGGACAATGAAGTCTTTCAGAGCGTCCTGCTCCAAGTAGAAGACAATCTTGTTCACGAATGGAAAATCTCTGACAACAGAGAACATAGAGAATCCTGTTGGTTGCGAATTGATGCTCTGCGTTCAATCGTAGAAGAACTCGAAGCAGTCATTCAAAGCGACATGATCGAAGAAAAAACAAAATCGAGGTAATACAATGAGTGACGGCAAGACCAATCCCGCAGGGGAAGTCGAACAGCCTAAACTTTCAATGTTTGATGTCATGTTTGGAAGTGCTGAGAACACCAATCCAGAAGTAACATCAGAAGAGAATCGCAATCTTGCATACGAAGCGCCGGAAGCTGAAGCCGAATATGAAATCGAGGCAGAGGCGGAAGCGGAAACGGAAGATTACGATTCTGACTCTCTTGAGGTAGACGCAGAAGAAGAACCCGAAGAAACCTCTCCTAGGTACTCTGTCAAAATCGACGGAGAAGAATTTGAGGTCACTCTGGAGGAACTTCGCAGCGGCTATCAGCGGCAGGCGGATTATACCCGTAAGTCGCAGTCTCTTGCAGAACAGCGTAAGGCTTACGAAGCCAACATCAACGCGGTGCAGCAGGAGCGGCAGCAGTATGCTCAGGTTCTCGGGCAGATGGCTAACGCACAGAACGCAGAACTCCAGAAGTATCAGGAGATCGACTGGCGTCAGCTTAAAGAAGACGACCCCATGGAGTACATGGAGAAGCGTCTTGAGTTTCAGGAAGCCCGTGAGCGAGTAGCGGCGCTGAAGAGCGAGCAGCAGCGAGTTCAGCAGCAGACCGAATCCGAGTTTATGAGTGTCTTGCAGGAGAAGGTTCAGCGCGAAGCCGAACTTCTCTCAAAGGCTCTTCCGGACTATGCCAATCCTGACGCCAATCTTCGTACTGCGGTGCGGAACTATGCTCTTGGGCTTGGTTTCTCTCCGCAGGACATTGACGGCATCACTGACCACCGAGTAGTCCTTGTGCTGCACAAAGCGATGTTGCAGGACAAGGCTGAGAAGGGTGTTCAGACGCAGCGCAAAGCCAAGGCTGTTCCTAAGGTCGTAAAACCTGGCACCCCGGAGTCTAAGACTCAGCGCAGCAACAGGGCGTTTCAGGCTAAGCGAGAGAGACTGGCGAAGACAGGCAACACCAAGGATGCCGCAAACATCTTTCTGGATCTTATCTCTTAGCAAAGGAACTTTATCATGGCTCAGCCTACTGGCGTATACGTTACGTATAGCTCGGTTGGTCTCCGCGAAGACCTCGAAAATGTCATCTATGACATGTCCCCCACGGACACTCCGTTTATGTCGATGGGCGGTCGCATGGACGCGATTGCCGTCAACCACGAATGGCAGACCGACGCTCTCGCTGCTGCAAGCGGCGCGAACTTCAACGAGGAAGGTGCAACGCTCACGGCTGCGAAGCCCACGGCTACCACCCGCCTCGGCAACATCTGCCAGATCGCTCTGAAGACGACGCTCGTCTCCGGCACGCTTGACGCGGTGTCGAAGGCTGGTCGTAAGGAGGAGCTTGCCTACCAGATGTCCAAGCGTGCTAAGGAACTGAAGCGCGACATGGAGACCTCGCTGGTCGGTGTCAACCAGTCGAAGACCGCAATGGCTGCGGACAGCACGGTTCGTAAGCTCGGTTCGCTTACCTCGTGGGTTGCCACGAACATCAGCGAAGGCGCTTCCGCCAGCACTCCCGGTAACGGCACGGCTCGTACTGACGGTACGGCGCGTTCGTTCACCGAGACGCTGCTGAAGGCGTCGATCCTTTCTGCGTACAACAACGGCGCTGACATCAAGTATCTGATGATGGCTCCGACGCAGAAGCAGACGTTCTCCAGCTTCGTCGGTGTCGGTGCGTCGGGCGGTTCGTCCAATCGCATCGAGGCTGCGGATCAGCGCATCATCGGCGGCATGGACATCTATGTCTCCGACTTTGGCGAGATGGCTGTCGTTCCGAACCGCTTCCAGCGTTCGCGCGATGTGTGGCTCCTTGATCCGGAATACTACGGTATCGCTTATCTGCGTCCGTTCTTCCAGAAGGAAGTCGCCTCGACCTCTGACGGCGAGCAGCGTGCGATCATCACCGAGTACACTCTCGTTGTCAACAACGAGAAGGCGCTTGGTGCGGTCTACGACCTCTCGTAAGCTAAAGCGGGGGAGGGGCTACGTGCCTCTCCCCCAACTTAGAGGTAGCTATGAAAGAACCAATCAATACCCGTTTCATCTATGATCACGACAGCGACAGCGCTGTCTTTCACCGCACTCAGGATGTGCAGCCTCTGCTGGAGATGAACAAGCGGGAACTTAACAACGATTCCCCCTATGGCGGCACTAGCACCGCTGGAATGCGCAAAGTCGCCAGCATTCCGCTCATCATCATCGAGAAGTGGAAGCGTGAACTCGGCGTTGACGTGATGAACAAGGACCACATGCCGAAGGTCAAGCAGCTTCTCAACGATCCTGAGTACAAGTGGCTTCGCACGCATGAAAGTGTTCTCTGATGGCTCTAGCGACCTATTCGGATTTGAAGACCAGCGTTGCGAACTACTTGAACCGCAGCGACCTGACTGATGTCATTCCCGACTTCATAACGCTCACCGAAAATCGCCTCAACCGCGATCTTCGCGTTCGAGCGAACATGGTACGTGCCAGCACAACGACCACTTCTGGCGTTGCGTTCTACGACCTGCCTTCCGATCTGATCGAGCTTCGCAACATCACCTACGACGATTCTAGCTCTAACAGCTACTCGCTCAGCTACCTCTCCCCCGAGTCGTTGACGCGAGAGTACGGGGGTAGCGTAAACGGCTACCCTCGTGCCTATACCAACCTTGGCAAGAATGTTCGCATTGCCCCGGTTCCGGACGGTGCCTATACCATTGGCATCAACTACTACAAAAAGCTCAATCCGCTCTCCGACCAGAACAGCAGCAACAACATTCTGATCGAGTATCCGGATTTGTATCTGTTTAGCTCTTGCATGGAAGGTGCCGTTTACCTGAACGACACCGAACAGCTTACGCGCTTTGCCACGCTCTACTCGCAGACGCTTAACGACGTGCGCACTGCCGAAGACGCTGCTCGCTACAGCGGCACCGTGATGACCATGACTGTTCAGGGCGATCCCGGTGCAATGGTGCGCAGAGGCGCTAAATGAGTACCAACTGGGTCATTGACCTGTTCGACCTCATACAGGAATCCGGAGGCAATCTCCTGACAGAAGACGGCGACTCGCTCATCTGTCTGCAAGAGTTCAATGCCACCGACTGGACACAGGATACGACGACCGGAAATGGCTAAAGAGCTTTTTGACATCAATCCCGCTCAGACTCCGTTCTCGTTCAACCGAGACCTGTCGCCGTATGACATGCCTCCGACGTTCTTCACCGACGTGCAGAATGTTCGCTTTCTGGATAAGAAGGCCGGCAAGATACTCGGTCACTCTCAGGTTCTCGGTACTCCGTCTGCTGCCCCCTACTGGGCCATTAGCTGGCTCAAGGGTAGCACGTCGCTCTGGGTTTACGGCTCGCTCACCGACCTATACCAGATTAGCGGCACGACGCATACCAGCGTGACGCGTGCGAGCGGAAGCTACACTACTCTGTCCGGTACTACGAATAACTGGCAAGGAGGTGTGCTTGGCGGCGTGCTGGTGGCGAATAACGGCATCGACGTTCCCCAGAGCTATACTCAAGCCGGTTCGCAGTTTACCGATCTGCCCGATTGGCCTGCATCGCTCCGTTGCAAGACCATTGTACCGTTTAAGAACCACTTGGTAGCGCTGAACCTCACCGACAGCGGTACAAATTTTCCGTTCTCCGTGCGCTGGAGCGATGCCATTCCCGAAGGCGCTATCACCAACGGCGCAGATACTTGGAACGTGGGCAGCACCGCTAGCGAAGCTGGAGAGTCTACGCTGGGCGGTACCAAGGGGCATATTCTCAACGCTGTGCAGCTAGGCAACGAGCTAGTTGTCTATAAAGAGGACAGCGTATACTCGCTCAACTACGTCGGCGGTACGTTTACCTTCCAAGTGCGCGAGAAGTTCAAGGACACCGGCCTGTTTGCCCGAGACGCCGTGGTTGATCTGGGCGACGGCAACCACATGATGATGTCCACCAACGACGTGGTGGTACATAACGGCAACAACATCCGAAGCGTCATCGACGATCAGACCAAGACGTTTCTGTTCACCGACATCGACTCGACGTACTATGAAAAGACGTTTCTTGCGCACAACAAGATCAAGAACGAGGTGTGGATTTGCTACCCGTCCACCAATGCCACCAACGGCTTCCCCGACACAGCACTGATCTGGAACTATCGCGACGGCACATGGGCTGTGCGCGATCTGCCAAGCATCAACTTTGCTGCAAAGGGGCTTGTCGATCCAGAGTTGGCAAACACTTGGACGGCTACAACTGGCTCTTGGCAGGAAAACACCTTCACTTGGGCGCAGCAGGTCTACAACCCTGCCATCGACTCGCTGCTGATGTGCGGCACCAACGACACCAAGTTCTATCTTGCAGATTCGGGCACTACATTTGACGGCACCTCGTTCACCTCGATCATGGAGCGAGTTGGCCTGCACGCAGGACGCACCGGCTCGATCAAGTCGGTGACGCGAGTGTATCCTCGCATCGAAGGCACTGGTACAGTGCGTATCAGCATTGGCTCAGAGCTACAGCCCTATGCCGGTGTCTCCTACGCCGACCCTGTGGACTTTGTAATCGGGCAGGATAGCAAAGTCGATTGCCGAGTTCGCGGTCGCTACATCGCTGTCAAATTTGAAAGCACAGCAGACACTATCTTTCGCCTCTCAGGCTATGCCATCGAGTCAGAAGTGGTATCTGACCGATGAGAGAGTTTCTACGCTTTGACCCTACGCTGACGCCTACAGACATCAACAGCCTACCGACATTTCTGGACAACACGCTGCTGGAGATCAAGGCTGTTCTGGAGTTGCTGCGCGACGGTCATCTGGACGTAAGTTACGAAGCTCCTACCAAACCTAGCCAAGGCGATATCAGATATGCAGATGGAACAAGCTGGGACCCCGGCAGTGGAGAGGGAATTTATTTTTACAACTCCGGTGGATCGTGGGTTAAGCTATAAGCTGCTGGACGCTACGCATAGTAAGTTTGCCAACAAAGTCGCAGAGTGTTTCAAGTTTCTGGAGAAGTCGGTTAAGCGCAGCAAGTGCGAAGACTTGTTTGTCGCAGAGGACTTGGTTAAGCGAGTTTCGCTAGGACAGAGCCACCTGTGGATCGCCTGCGAACAGGAAGAGATCGTAGGATGCTTCATAATCGGTTTTGGCAGTTTTCCGCAGGGTAAAGGGATCAATGCCGAAGCCATCAGCGGCAAATTCGACTTCTCGGTGATTACTCCAGTCGTGGAAAAGTTCTACAAAGCGCTCGGGTTCGATTTCTTCGAGATGACAGGGCGCAGGGGCTGGGAAAAAGTGATGAAGCCTATGGGCTACGAGTTCAAAACGATAACGATTCGAAAGAGGTTATAACATGGGTGGTATTTTCAGCAGCCCTCCCCCGGTTGTGGTGCAGGCTCCGTCGCAGATGGCGACCAGCGGTACGACTGAGGTCAAGCCGTATGCTCCGGTAGAGCCTTATATTAAGTCTCTGCTTCCTCAGATTGAAAGCACGTTCTCCGCAGCGCCGCAGCTATACACCGGCTCGCTGGTGCCTACCGAAGCTGCTCAGACCTTGGCGGCTAGAGACATCTACGGTCAGGTGGGTCAGACGGCGTCGGCTTTGGCACCGGCGTATCAGCAGATGTTCTTGCAGGACTATGCTCGCGCCACCGGCGACATCACGCAGGACCCTATTTATCAGGCACAGTTGGGCACTCTTGCTCAGCAGGCTCGCCAGATGACCGAAGCCGACAAGATGGTTGCTCAGCAGCAGGCTATTGAGGCTGGACAGTTTGGTCTTGGCTCGACGGCGCTGCGCGAATTGCAGATGATGCAGCAGCAGAAGCGCGAAGAACTGGCGCAGCGGCAGATGTCTGCGGCGCTCCAGGAATCTGAAGCTCGTCGCGTAGCGGCTATGGGGCGCACGCCGCAGATTGCACAGCAGATGCTACAGGCTCAGATGACTCCGGCTACGTTGCAGGAAGCTATCGGGCAGCAGGTAGAGGCTCGTCAGGCGGCGCAGCTTACCGACGCCGCTCGCTTGGCTCAGCAGCAGCAGGAGGCAGAGCGGGCACAGTTGGTCACTCTTGCCAACCTCTTCGGCGGTCTGGCGGGTCTGGGCAGCAGCACGCAGATGCAGCAGACCAGTCAGGGCTATACCAGTAGTGTGCTGCCGGGCGGTCCTAGCGCGTTTCAGCAGGGGCTTGGTCTTGTTGGAGCTGTGGCTCCGTTTATTCCGGGCTACGGCTCGTCCGACATCGCCCTTAAACGAGACATCAAGCGCGTTGGCAAACTGCCCAACGGTATCAACGTCTACAAGTGGTCTTGGACGGAAGAGGCTAAGAAGATCGTGGGCAACCAGCCCGAGTATGGCGTC